ACCATAAAATTTACTCATACATCCCCCTCTTCGTTGTCGTAAACCATGCTATCCATGTTGTCAAAGCGTTTGTCATCGCTCGGTTCAAAGTCTTCTTCGTCTTCTTTGAATGTCATTCGGTAAATCATGTCCAACATCTCACCATCGGTTAGGTCTTCTAAAAAGCCATCGTAAATATCCCAATCAATGAAATGCCTCTCGATGATCTCGATCTTGTCTTCATTGCTTACGTTGCCATCAATTAGTCTATTCACGTCTTTTAAAATCTGTTCTGCGTTCATACTGCCTCCTTGTTGTTTAGGTTTAAAATCTTTTTGTAAATACGGTTAATATTGGCTCTCTCGGGTAGTTCTTGAGGTATGTTGTTCTCGCAATAGTCCACCAATGTCCAATATAAAAAGTCTAGTTCTTTCTTTGTTAGTGCGTTCATACAACCTCCTTAATTTCAATCTCGTCCTCGTATTCATAGTCAACCGCGTAATCACCCATGTTGTCGTATTCAACATCGCCCATACCTTGTTTAGCTAAAGACAGAGCCTCCTCCTCTGACTCTGCCTCTACGGTGTGGATATGTAGTTCTGAAAAGGTGATTCTCTTTGGTATTGTGACTTCGTATTTCATGGTTTTCCCCTTAATAGTTCGTTGGTAAAAGTTTGTTTGCTAACTCTGCGATACCGAGACCATCGAAGTGGTCATTTAATACTGCCATGATTTTGTCTTGTGATTCTTGGCTTAACTCATCCACTTCAAAACTAACCATGCTTTCGTTGTTGTTTATGTTTACAACACAATCGAACCTTGTTGAGCCATTCAAAAGACCTACTAATTTTGCTTTAATCATATAATCCCCTTTTTCTAGTGTGGTTATTGTCAATATCGCTTTGTTTTCTGCGATGTGTTTATATTGCCTGAATTTTTTGTGTTTGTGTAAATTATTTTCACTTTTTCTTAATTATTTTTTGTTTTTGCCAAATTTCCCTTTGTAATCAATAGGTTCATGAAGGTCATGTTTGGTTCTGCTACTCATGGAAACGTGAACCGAGTTTTTGAGTTTAGTGAAATGCTTGTAAGTCCTTGTTTTTACTTATATATATATATATAAATATTATTATTATTAGTACTAATTTAGTTAAAGTTCATGAGTTCATGCTCAAAAAGTAGGACGTTGCCTGCCGAGCAATTTTGTTTTTGCACTTGCGAACAGAGTCGAACATTGTCTACTTTGCTCAAACTCGGTCAACCCTGTATCCTATGTTTTAAACCATGAACTTCATGAACTTCGTGAACTTCGCAATGTAATCAAGGACTTACAAAGCCTCCAAAAACACCAAGTTCATGAACTTTGCTTGAACCGAGTTATGAACTTTGCAAAACTAGGCGATTAGCCTTGAAACCAGTTCCCTCCCCTGTTTGTCGGGGTTACCCCCAATTTTAAATTTTTAGACATGGCGATCGAGGCTAGAACTAGGTTTCTCTCAATGGGCTTTGTAAGATACATTTGTAACTGTGTTATCCCAGCATGCACGGCAATCACCGCATTGACCTTGTTGGCTTGGCGCTACGCATTTAAACCCTATTAACTCTGTGGCTTTGTGAACTGTCGAGGTAAGGATGTTGGCATAGCCTTTTAAGCTTTGCGGTAACTTGGCATTGACATCGATGAACGTGGCACTCATACGGATTACGAGGTTAACAGGGACTGGATTGGATTTTACATAATCCTTAACTATGTTAACTTCGCGAGTCGGTAGCCAGAACTTTGTCTGAGGCATTTTAAAAGCGATTTCCGCGATCTTAGCTAAATGATCAACGCTCTGAATGTCACCCGAATCATGCCAACGAAAATAAGGCTTATTACCTATTAGCTTGATCATGGCATTGACCCAGTTCGGGTTCGTGATCGAATCAAGTCTTTTATACTGTAACGGCTCTATGGTCTTAGCAAAACGATGATAATTACCTTTTAAAGCGTAGCATTCTGAGCATATCGAGCCCGCGATCTTGGCAAGTTGTGACCCAGTAATGCAAGCTTTAGCGGGTAATGAATAGGACTCACTTGGCATTTTAGTTGTTTTAGTACATGACCCCGCTAGTTCGATAGCGTCTTTTTTAGTCCTGAATAGTTGAATAACTTGAGACATAATAACCCCTATTAAAATTAAACGAATTAATACAGTAGCATAGATTTAAAGCTTTGTGGAAAATATTTTTAGGCTTGGTTTGGGTTTGGTTTGAACTGGACGATTAGCCTTGATACCAGTTCTCTACCCCTAAAAAAAGGGAGCCTAAGCTCCCTCTGCTTCTAACCTTTTTAAACCCGATCGAACTATCTCTTTTAGTTCGGCTCGATTGACTATGAGATAACCGTCTCTAGCTTGGTGGATATTGAACTGGTTAATGGCATAATGATCTGCATTAGCCGGTGATAACTGAGTACCTAAGTCCCATACGTAATTGCTAGTGATAGCATAGTAATTCATAGCGCGCCCTCTGATTTAATTGTGTAATCTAGAACCTTCTGAGCCAGTGCGCCGGCCTTCAATATATTTTTGCTATCTGATTTTAAAACCTGAAGCCAATTATCGATGTATGATGCATGCTGTAATTGACCGTCGATCTTCAAGTGAGCGCATAGCATCGCGGAACCTAACTCTGCAACTAACTCTTCGAAGGCATAAGCCTGATCACCGAAGCGCTTACCGAATTCACGATTGAGCCGTGAAGCATGTCCAGTCCAGTGAGTGATCTCGTGAAGCAATGTCGCATAGTAATCTTCACTAGATTTAAACTGAGCGCGATCAGGTACTTGAATATAATCCATGTCGCGAGTGTAGAATGCGCGGTTACCGCCAAATTTAATTAAAGCATTTTGTTGTGCAATAAACTCTTCACACGCTTCGATCTGATCAACTTTATTTAACTCAGTAATTACCGGTAATTCTAGGCCGTCAACTTGATCCGCATTAAATACAGTGTATGTTTTTAACATGGGTATTTTCTTAGCGTCGCCTGTTACCTTGTCAGTAACTTCAAGCGGACTGAAATAAACAACCGGCACGCCAACTGAGCCCTTGCGAACCTGAGCGCCAACTGACTGCGCTTGCTTATATGTTACCCAGTAATTGGTACTGGCCGGCATCATTGATAACTGAATGAAATTAATACCGTTATAGTAACGCTTAGCAACTGGATTGTATGGCGCATCCACACCGTTCGAATGCCACGGTTTTACCCATGGCGCAACGCCTGATTCAAGCGCCTTAATAATGTTATCGGTTATAACTTGTGCTATTGATTGTTTGCTATTCATATTGATAATCCTTTTTAAATAGTTAATTAAATACTGCAAGATAATGTTAACTTAAATTTCAACGCTTGTGTAATTTATTTTGATTGATTTTACTTATCACGAAACTGGACGATTAGCTTTGATACCAGTTCTTTACCCCTAAAAAAAGGGAGCCTAAGCTCCCTCCCTGTTAAATTGCTCAGCCAGTTCGTGGCCGGATATATTTTTGATCCAGCCCCAGCCATGCCATAGATTGGGTCCAGCTCTACCCTTCTCAAGTGTCACCATGTTTTCTCCCCAGCTGATCTCGAACTGAACGTGGCCCTCCTTTAGGCCACGCTTGATTGCTTGGATGACTTGGTTCTCGCTTGGTTTACGTCCATCAAAATACTGTTCATACATGGTTGATGATCTAATTGTCACGCCTTCTGATACTCGGTTACTTGGATATAGATAATCTTTCATAGTGGTATCTCCTCTGTTAAAGTATGGTGCATCATAAGCCAGTTGTTTATATCTTCTAAGGCCTCAGCATAACCTTGTTTACTTTTCTTATAAGTCTTACCTGATTTCTTACCTATTGCGGCTAACATGTTCCCAGGTGTGTACATGGTGTTAGCTTTCATCCCAGTCTTAACATAAAGCTTTAGGGCCGTGCGTATCACTGTCATGCGATACAGTTCAATTGAATGTGCAGTTGTTAATTCCATACTATTCTCCTAAGATTAAAAGAGGGAGGCCGAAGCCTCCCGGCTGTGTTACTTGGTACGATCTACTCGAGCCACGAAGTCAGCCCAAGCTTCTTTATAGCTTTCATAGTAATGACCCCAAGTTGTGGACTCACTGTCTCCAGCATTGTAAGCCCATGTTACATATGGATGAAGCTCATGATCACGTCGAGCTAACACTATGCCGTCGTTACTTGGGCCCTCGAAGAATGCGATCACTTGCGCACCGTTGTGAAGCATCATGTTTAATTGCATTGCTTTCATATCTATCTCCTTAAAGTTAATTAAATGTTACGAGAATAATTGTAAAGGAAAAAGATAGACTTGTGTGATTGTTTTTACTTATCACGTTGACGCGCTAGAAACCACAAAAAGGCCAATTGGTCGACCGTACCGTACCCCGACCCCCCAAAAATTTTTATAAGGAAGTTATTTTATATATACACTTTGATTTGCTTAAACGACTACGCTAACTTTGAAATATAGGGAAACACCCCCATGCTTAAAAAAGAGGGCATTGTAAAAAAATTTATATAAAAAATTACTGAAATATCAAGGAGTTAGGGTAAACAGGGTGTAAGGTATACTTTACAAAGTTTTCACTCAAAAACACAAAGTCTTAACATTGAATGAAGGAGGGCGCAGATTAAATAGTTATTACATGGCAAAGAGAAAGCCACAAAAGCTTTACCTTACTACGTCCTCTGATGGTGGCTTAACCGCCCTAGATTGCTTTGGGATCGAAGTTGTATAACTCCGAGTAGACATCTTTAATACGCATGAATTTGTCCCCGTGCTGATCGAAGTCATCATCACCTCGAACGTAAAGAGCTAAGTGAACCATTTCATGAAGAAGGGTTTGAAAGATTGTAATGAAGTGCCCACAAGAACCAGAACTTATCTCAATAGCCATGTCAACTTCGTCAAAGCAACCATATATAGTAGGATTTTTGATAACACGGAACTTAACTTTGTCAGACTTAGGCATGGGAAGTTTGTTAAAGGGCGGCATCTTACATGCCATGTTGTACAGGATCTCTAAGTTCTTTTTAGTGAGTGTAGTTTTCACGATGTAAGACCGGGCATGGGCCACATAACGACCCACCAAAGTAAAATACCTGCGATACTGATTGTAAATAAGTCTTTCATACCACATATTCTACCAAAAAACAATGTAATACCTTGCATAAACCATGAAAACTCTATATATTATTGAAATAGCTGCATAATTTAACATACAAGGTGTAATCAGCGACACATGTCAGACATAAATACCGAGAATAATCAGGAAGTTAGCAACGTTTACGACTTTCAACCCATAGTTATCGTACCAAACATCGATGACGACGTCCCAATCCCTAAAAATGCCTACGAAGCTCTACCAAGTATGAGCCCGGAAGAAGAATTAAACCTGCGTGCTACCACAATCAAAGAAATAAGTGACATTGTAGGGGAAATTATTGAACCAAGTCCAGAAAATAAGAAGCAAGCTGAAGATATTGCACGAGATATGATAGAAAACCCAGGAAAAAAGCAGGAATTTGGCATATTTCCGAACGAAACTATAGCGTTTTTAGCAGGTATGGCAGGGTCTATGAACCACATGATAGTGAAGGATTTAGCTGATTTAAAGCTATATGTGGTCAATAACTTAGTCCGCGTGGTCGAATCAACTGACAATGCTAAAGAAAAGATAGCTGCGTTAAGATCGATTGGCGAAGTTGACGGGGTAGATGCATTTAAGAAGAAGACAGAAGTTACACACAAAATTGAGACGATGGAAGAAGTTGAGAAAGAATTACTCTCGATGCTAGCCGAGCTAAAACAAAAAGGACTTATTAAACCCCCAGCTCAAACCATAGACGTTGAAGAAATAAAGAATGACAGCGACGGTAACTAAAGAAGAGAAGTTAACCGCGGAAGACGTAGCGTTAATAGAACAGAACCTAGGTGAGTTAACAGACGAGCAGAAAGTTAAAGCATTACATGCACTTAGAGTATATAAGAAACAAGCAGTTAAGACTCACGGTGTAGAACACTTTTTAGACTTTATACAACACGTGTACCCAGGGTACATGATAGGAGAACATCATAGAAGACTTGCTAAAATATTTGAAGACATCGCTAACGGGGCTAAGAAAAGAGTTATCGTTAACATTGCTCCTCGGCACGGTAAATCAGAGCTTATTTCATATCTTGCGCCGGCATGGTTCCTTGGTAAATTCCCACATAAAAAAATTATCATGGCATCTCATACAGCTGATTTGGCAGTTAACTTTGGGCGTCGCGTGCGTAACCTCGTGGGTAGTGACGCTTATAAAGACGTATTTCCAAAAGTAGAGTTACAAGCAGATAGTAAGTCAGCGTCACGTTGGGGAACTAATTTTAATGGTGAATACTTTGCAATTGGTGTTGGTGGTGCCCTCGCTGGTCGCGGGGCTGATTTGTTTATCATTGATGATCCACATTCCGAGCAAGACGCCAAGTTGGGTAGAGCGGATGTTTTTTTGCCTGCTTGGGAGTGGTTTCAGTCTGGTCCAATACAACGTCTTATGCCGGGCGGTGCGATTATTGTCGTAATGACAAGGTGGTCTAAGCTTGACTTGACGGGTCAAATTGTGAACCAGATGATAAAGCAAGAAGGTGTAGACGAGTGGGAAGTAGTAGAGTTCCCTGCCATACTAGGTGAAGGCTCTGAAAAAGAACGTAGCTTATGGCCTGAGTTTTGGCCACTTGAAGAATTAAGGGCAAAGAAGGCTGCGCTAGATATTAGGTATTGGAACGCTCAATACTTGCAAAACCCTGTATCAGAAGAAGGTGCATTAATAAAACGTGAGTGGTGGAAGATATGGGATAAAGAAGATCCACCTCAATGTGAGTTTACTATTATGTCTTTAGACGCGGCGCAAGAAGCTAACAACCGCGCGGACTATAACTCTCTAACGACTTGGGGCGTATTTTACAACGAAGAAACGAACAACTATAATATAATACTATTAAATGCAATTAAAAAACGGTTAGAGTTCCCTGAGCTTAAAGAGCTTGTATTAGAAGAGTATAAAGAGTGGGAGCCTGACGCATTCATTGTAGAAAAGAAATCTAACGGTGCGGCCCTCTATCAAGAGATGAGAAGAATGGGTGTACCGATAGGAGAATTTACGCCAGGTAAAGGGCAAGATAAAATTTCTAGAGTTAATGCCGTGGCTGACTTATTTAGATCAGGAATTGTATGGTCACCAGACAGACGATGGGCGCACGAAGTTATAGAAGAATGTAATGATTTTCCGTCAGGCGCAAATGACGACCAGGTTGACTCAACAACTATGGCTCTAATGCGTTTTAGACAAGGTGGGTTTATTAGACTGCCTAATGATGAAGCAGAAGAAATACAAGGATTCAAAAGTGCTAGAAATAGGCTTTACTCAATATAAAGGATACTAAATGGCAGATATAGACAAAGGGTTATACCAAACTCCAATGGGTTTAGACAAAGAACCTACCATGGCAGACGCCGCACTCTCAATTGAAATTGAAAACCCAGACTCAGTCACGCTTGACGACGGTAGCATGGAGATAACAATTGAACCGGGTAAAGAAACTAATGATGAGTTCAATGCTAACTTAGCTGAAGAATTAGATGAAGGTGTATTAGCGCAATTATCTGGTGATTTAATCGGTGAGTATGATGCTGACGTTAACTCAAGAAAAGATTGGTTAACGACTTATGTTGACGGCTTAGAGTTACTAGGTTTAAAAGTAGAAGATAG